TTGCTCAAAAACCAGTTCCAAGATTTCTATTGACGCCCAGCCTCTAATCGAAACCACGAAGGCACTTGTTCAGGCGGAGATTTCTGCGAGGTCTCTTTCGTGTTTTAATAGCAATTGGCTCGTATCTCGGGCATTAGCTCTGAACAAGGGTGTTTATGATACTCGCAACAAAGACTTTAATCTTCAAGTAAATTATGAAGGAACAACTCCAAGCAAGAATAAATTGTGGAACAATTATTGCTTTCATTTAAGACGGATAAATATTCGTGGAGATTCGATTTCTGTTGAGTATTAAGTTTTAAAAATCATTTGTTTATTTTTTCTTTCTCTTATTTTTTAATATATTAAATATTATAAAAATGAGCAACCGTTATTTGGATATTCGCCCCTCAAACTCAAATGCCTCCCAATCTTACAGAGACGGACGACCCGTCATATCCTTCACAATTGCTGAAGGTGAAGAAGTCCTTATTCCCTCCTCTGTCAGATTTTGCGGCAAGCTTCATGTATACAAGAACTCTGCCCGAGCCCGTGTTGAGACTGGCGACACATTAGCAATGGATTCTCGCCTTGGAATGTGGTCTGTTCTTGATCAGGTGGTTATATCTTCCGCAACCAGTAAGCAAACAATCGAACACATTAGACACGCAAATCGATTCTATTCTTCATATTTAGGATTAACCAGTTCAGAACAGTCAATGATCGGTCATTTCGGCGAGACTGGTCTATCTCTTCCAAGTACCAATGGACAGAAGGCTTCTGTTGTTGAGGAAGGTGTTGGGACCAATTGCAATGAGTTTTGCATTCACATTCCAACTGGTCTATTAAGTGGAACGAGTGCAATTCCACTATCGAGAACGGCTGGTGTTGGAGGTCTAACAATTGATTTATATTTAGCCCCTGACTCTATGGTTCTTTTTGATACTGCTTCTGACGCTTCCTCTTCGGGATACACTGACGCCTTCTATGAACTGACCGAATGTAAACTTGTTTGCGAGACTCATTCTCCAACGCCGGAAGATAAACAGAAAGTTCAGGATATGGGTGGTTTTGAGTATAACTCAATCTCGGGATATTATTCGACTATTAACTCCACCAATGCGAACATTAATTTCTCCCTTGGTTTGACTCGGGTTGAGAGTGTATTTATGAACTTTATCACAAGCTCTTATCTGAATAATTTAGACCAAAACTCCCTTCAGACTACGAATCCTCTCACCTCTGTTGGGGACATTGCGAATGTTGACCAAGTGGTTTTCACCAAGGGTGGAGCAAGATATCCGCTTGACTATAATATTGACACTCAATTTAAACAGGATAAAACCAATCTTAAGGTTGACCCTCAAGTTATTAGAAACTTTATGAACTCGGTCATTCCATTTAATCAGATCTCCCACACTTCCATTTCTCCGGTTAACACTAATAAACGATACACGACAAATGATAACTCTGTCCTTGAAGGTGGTGCCTTATATGGTGTCGGAGTTGCTTATGATATTCTTGGCTCGCCGGCAGGAGGTGATTTCTCACAGGATTCTTGGGGTGTCCAAATGGACCTCGGTATGATTGACGACAATCCCACTTCTGCCTTTATCTTTGTTCATTCTAAGAATACCGTATTATTCAAAGACGGTCAAATCCAGGTTGTTCAGTAAATAAAATCTATACTTCTTTTTTTAAGTTTTTATTTGTAAATTTTTATATTAGATTATAATATAAAAAAATGAGTATGTCTATTCCTTCCGTTTTACAGCCCGGGGCTATTGGTTCCAATCCTGAACAAAGAATTGACACTGATATTCTTGAGCCCGTTATTTTCACACCAACTTTCCTTCGTTATCAGCTTCAGAATAAAGGTCTTCTGAATCCGGATTCTCGTCTTACCTTCTCAATCTCGGGACATGGTGGACACGATTCCTTCTTCCCTCTTGGTGTTGGTGTTGGTTCTATTGTGGACCGAGCCACTCTCAAAATTGGAGGCAAAACCATTTGCGAAGTCCAAGACTGGAACTTCTATCAAGCATATAAATCAATGTTTATCGACCAAGCGGTGATTAAAGAGCGGGAACAGTATAATTCGGCCCGATTAATGTCAAACGCTGTTGTATATGATAACGGTTCAGTAGTCTCAAGCAAGGTTGGTCTTGATATTGGGAAAGAGTTTCTTGCGAACGACACTGAATCCGATTCCAATATGAAAGTTCATACCTTTCAGAAATTAAACCAACAGGGAGTTTTCTCAATAACGCTTGCGGACCTATTTCCCGCAATCCGTGGAATCCAGCTCCCATTATTCATGATTTCGGGCGACGTAAATTTGGAAATTACTCTTTCGGAAAAGGTTGGAAAGCGTGCGTCTCTTGCTTTTGCCGGGGACAATGCGAATCATTCTTTCACATTAGACCAAACCGAATGCCGAATGATTGCTGATTATACTTTCCTTGACGGCGACGAAATGGAAGCTTTCAGGAGAGAGAATCGTGATTTCTCTTTTATGTTCCTTGAACCCCGATTAACAAAGACAACCCTCGCCACGGTTGCTGACGCACAGAATCAAATCAGAAATGTTGGTGGGGCTGGTCGCCTTGTTTCCAAAATGTTCGTTGGTCTATCTTCGGGCAAGCAGTCGGTTCATTTCTCTGCTTCGGGTACCGATAATTCCAAGAGTCTCTTAAATGATTATCGTGCAATTGCTCCAGCTATGAGTTCCGCTCGCACTTATGGTCAGCTTGTTGCTAATGTTAAAAAGAATGACGAGTTCTTATATCCCCTTGACCGCACCAATTCGGCTCTTCATTTCCACGGTGTCGCTGATACGGAGGGCAGTGTACCCCATATAACTCGGGCTGAATATGCTCGCCAAGGAGACAGTATGGTCGACAAGAAATTTGAGGGCTATCCTATGAATGGACAGAATGAACTCACCGGTCAGTTCTTCTATAATGCTTATCGAATGAATGACGGGACACGAGTTGATTCTCGTGGTATTGAGCTTCACCACAAATATCAGGACCTTGCGGCTGCCGAGGCTCCATATACTTCCCGTTGTTGGATTGAGGTCCAAAAGGTAATGAGAATTACTGACGGTGTTGTTGATTGTTATTACGCTTAAGCAACATAAAATAGAGAGTCCCCAAAGTCCTCAAAGTCCTCAAAAAATAATAAAATAATTGTAATTTTTAAAAAAACAAAAAGGAAACAGAGGTGTTCCAATAAAATATAAAAACACAAATATTTAATTTATTTTTGAGGACTTCGAGGACTTTGAGGTCAATAATTTATATTTTGGATATTTAATAAGTTTATATTTAAATCTTTTTTTATATATATAATATAAATGACAACCAAAGAAAATCTAATTGAGAAAATCCATATCTCAAGACCGAAGGCGAAGGAGACCACAATCAAAATGTATGTATCGAACCTTATGAAATTAATGAAGTTATTTGACGAGGATAATTTAAAGTTCTTAAATAAACCTCAGGATATATCCGATAAATTAAGTGAATTACATTACACAACTCAGAGAAATTATTATAACTCGATTATTGTTTATTTAATGTCAGAATCCGAGAAACCGGAAGAAGATAAAACAATTAAAGAATATAATTCCTTAAGAGACGATTTAAATAAGAAATATGAAGAGGAACAAGCCACGGGAATAATTAGTGATAAACAGAAAGCAAATTTCGTTGATATTAGTGAAGTCAATAAAATGATTGAGACCATGGGAAAAGAAATTAAAGCAAAGGGAATCAAAAAGAAAGAAGATTTAAGTGCGAAAGATAAAGCATTACTTCAAGTTTATATTATATTTAATATTTACACTCGCATTCCTCTTCGCAATGATATCTCGGGAATGGTTGTAATTAATAAAAGAGCATATAATAAATTATCTGAATCAGAAAAGAAAGAGAAGAATTATTTGGTAATTAATAAGAACCAAATGTTTTTTGTATTAAACAAATTTAAGACTTCCTCAAAATATGAAGAATTAAAGATAGATATTCCAAAGGACCTTGAGAAATTATTAAGGGTCTATATCAGAATCAATGGAATGGGTGTTCTATTTAAATCAAGCACAGGTAAACCATTATCAAGAAACGCACTGTCGCAATTATTGATAAAGACAAGCAAAAAATATATGGATAAATCAATCTCAACAACAATGCTAAGAAAAATTTATTTGTCAAGTAAATACTCAAAGGTAAAAGAAGAAATGGCTGCCGACTCAAAAATAATGGGTCATAGCGTTGGAATGCAACAGGCGGTTTATGTTAAGAAGGAACAGGAGGATTCAGATAAGGAAGAGTGAAGTATCAATTTTATTGATATTATTAATTGATACAGAGTATCTATATAATCTATTTAGTTCATTTTTTTTATCCCTATTATTTTTAGTCCATTCACGACTTTTTTGATTATAATGTTCTCTGTTATTATCACGCCATTTTTGCGAATATTTTTTACTATCGTGTTTAGCATTATTATGATTAATACAATCAAGTTTATCAATCCAATACTGCTCTCTTGATAATAATTGTTCTTTTTTTTCACAAGGGTAATCTTCTATTAAGATAATTTTATAATCATTGTTTTTTAAAATATCAAAAGATCTCATATATCCTTGTTTAATATTAGGATTTAAATAGCATTTATAAGATGCTTTATGTTTTTGTAATCTTCTACATAGTTTCTCACAAGTAGAACCAATATAAATATTATCATTTGTATTATCAATAATTTTATAGTTTTTACCATTTTGATAATTAACCATACTCTTTTATACTCTTTTTTATCAATATCTTTTTAAGTGATAAATTTGCGTCTATTATCCTATAATAAAAATCTAAGTTTATGATATAATAGATTAAATGTGGAACTTAATTGAGGATTTAAAATATGGAAAAATGAGAGAAAAGATTGTTGTATGTTTTCTTAATAAAGATATTTTTAAAGACGATAGATTAAGATTATATTCGAATCAGAAGAAACAAGTTGATTTCAGAAATAAAGAAATAGTTGGAGAATTAAAGTCAAGGACTTGCACACATAATTTTTATGAATCAACATTTTTTGGATATAATAAGATAAAGTATTTAATAGACGAAGACGATAAAAGAGTTTGGAAGTTTTATTT